TTTTTCTTCTTTTTCTTCTTTTTCTTCTTTTTCTTCTTTTTCTTCTTTTTCTTCTTTTTCTTCTTTTTCTTCGTTTTCTTCTTTTTCTTCTTTTTCTTCGTTTTGAAGGTAATCCATATATTCAAAATGTTTATCTATTGAATCCATTATCGTTTTATTTTTGTATTTATTGTTTAAATAATTTATCAAATTTAATAAATGGTAACTGAAATAATATCTGGTCTATGGATTGGTGACCTTAATGATTCATTTAATGAAGGGTTTTATAAAGATAATTTAATTACAATAGTAATTAATTGCACCATTGATCAAGGGTTCCTTGATCTCCCTAATGTAAAGAAAGTCCGGGTACCTCTAACAGATCGTTTAGACCCCCATCGTGATATTCGTCTCTTAAAAGAGAATATGGATAAAATCCTACAATTTATTCATGAAAAAATTGATGAAGAAAATATATTTATTTATTGTTACAATGGATTAACCGTATCTGCTCTTATATGTGCCCTTTATATAGTGAAAAAAGGAAAAATTTCAATAGATAATATCCATGATGTGTTGCGTTCAAAAAATAAAAATATCCATTTGGATTTTGATTTATCCATATTTTAAAAAAAATATTGTATAATATATAAATATGCCCAAGAAATCCAGATCCAGATCCAGATCCAGATCCAGAACAAAATCAAGAACAAAATCAAGAACAAAGCCAAGAAAAGTAAGCCGTAAAGCTTCAAGAAAAGCTGGGAGGAAAAAGAAAAGAGGACGCCCGCGTTCTAAATCCAGTTCCTCACGTAGAAGACGTTAGATTCCATACTAAAAGCGTACCATCTGGTTTTATAGGCCTTTTAGGTCGTGGTTGATCAATGGTTCCTAAAAACCATTGATATTCACCTTTCTTAAAATGTGTTTTACAGAATCCATTATATTCTTCTAGACCTGTACAAGAACATTGTCCTCCTTCACCTTCATTCCATACTCTTGCTTTACAACGATTTTTTTTATCCTGATAAATAGAACGAGACCTTATTTGATGTGTACCAGACATTTGCTGAACATCATCAAATTGAATATCACCTTCAAAATAAATATTAACTTCTTGGATGAGTAATTCTTTAGCAATTCCTTCTTTTAATAATTCATGGATTACATCATTTTTAAGATTTTCTTTGAAAAAATTAAAGTAATACTTGTTCATTAACGATTAAATTGATAATTCCGTCAATCACTCCTTGAATAATATTATTTGCATTGGTTTCAAAAAATAAAAATTCAATTTTTTCAATATTTTTAATATAATCTTCTTTATTTATCTTATACTGAGGGAATTTCCTTTGAAGTAATAAGACAAATTCATCATCAATTGAATTCAGGAGATGGTTATTTTTCTTAATATGATAAGAAGGATTCGCTAATAAATGTAAGATATTATCATTATTATTCTGCATTTATTATAAGATTATATCTTAATTATTAAATAGTAAATATTTGAACCATTAAATATTTTTCTTTCATTTTAATATTATTAATTGAAATATATAAATTATCTTCTCTTTTGATTAAATCACTAGTATGTTTCCTTATTTTTAAAATAGAATTTTCTATGAATGATTGATATAAATGAAACTTTTTTCGAAAATAATTATCGATAAGTAATAATATATTTTTTTGTGGTGATTTATCAATATCAATGAATATATATTTGTTTGATTGATTAACGAGTATATATTGATCAATTTTAAAAGCGAGTCCAATTAAGGATAATGTATCTAGGTTGTAAATAATCTTTTTTGTATTCTTTCCATGCTTAATAGTAATACGATTTATATCAAATGTATCATTTTTAATTATTAATTCCATAATCTTATAGAATGGAAAAATATTAAAAACTAAACATAGAATATGAATTATGGAAACCAAAGGTTTTATTGATCTACTTCATTATAAAATAGGATACAGAATATATTCACTACTTGGATTTAAGAACCATTCAAATATAATTCTTTATGGAAAAGAAGGAAGTGGTAAAAGTTTATTAATCAAAACAATTATTACAAATATTTATTCAGGATTACCCACACATCAAAAGAATGATTTTTTTAGTTTTACATTGCATAATAACTATTATCTATTTAATTGTTTTTGTATCAATGATCGAATACAATTTATAAAATACATTCAAAGTATTGTGAAAACATATGATTATTATAATGATCAATGTAAGTATATTATCTTCGATCAATTTGAAAGACTAAATGAACAATTACAGAATACACTTAAAGTAATTATTGAAACTGCATGTTATACATGTAAGTTTATCATTATTACTAATAAATATAATAAAGTTATACCGGCAATAAGGAGCCGTTGTATGAGTATAAGGATACCATACCCAACTCACAATGATATATATATTTATTGTAAATGGTTATTTAACAAAGAAAAGATATCTTATCACCCATTTCAGTTATTGGAAGAATGTAAATCATTACCTCTTCAGAATATCTTGTATCAATATACTTATAGTATAACCGTCAATTTTGAAAAGAAAATATACAATCATGCTTATTCTTTAATCCACCAACCCAAATTAACTCAAAATAATATCATTCAAATAAGGAAGTTAACTTCTGAGATTAAAGAATTAAATATTAATCCCATGGATATAATCAATCAATTAATTCTTTCATTAAAAGAAGAAGACCCTTATATGAAAGTAATTCAAATATGCAATGATTATGATCATAGAATAATATTCTCATATCGTGAATTAATACATATTGAATCTCTAATCATTTATTTAAACTTAATAATTAACCATATATAATAATCATCTATGGATTATTATAAAATCCTTGAATTAGAAGAAAGTTGTACAAAAGAAGAAATAAAGAAGAAGTTTCGTTTATTATGTTTAAAATATCATCCAGACAAAAATAATGGTGAAGATTCCCACTTTAAAAAAATAAATGAAGCCTATGAAACATTGTATGACAATGAAAAGAGAAAACGATACAATATTCAGAGGATATTTAAAAGTATTGAATTCACGGAAGAAGATTATTATTTATTAGAAAAATATTACCATCAATTCATCAATTCAAATGAATTCAAATTAATGAAATTATTATATCAGTCTATCCCCGATGAAACGAAACAATCCTTATGGAGACGTTTTAAAAAAAGAAATAGTAAATATATAGTTAAATCACAAAGAACAATTGATATTACCCAATTACATCATGATGAAACGATACATTTAATTATTCAAAAAAATGACATTCAAAAGAATGTTTTAAAAATAATTCATATTCTTTCTAAAAATGGTGTATATTATTTATATTTAAGGGAATTTTATAATCTAACAATCGATAATTTAGATTGTTCTTTATTCATCAAATTTTATCAATGCAATTAATAATATGTTTACAAATGATTCTATTCTTTTAAGAGAATATTTTTTCCCCCGTATTACTTTTAAAAATTCAGTTGAATTTCAGAAATTATATGATCATTTTCAATCAATCCAAAAATTACCACTCAATGTTACAAGGTTTAAAGAAAGTAAAATGAAAGGGAAAGTAAATATACAATCCGATTATGGTTCTCAAAAAATTCTTGAACAATCTTACCTTTTTAAAAAATCAAGTATTCATTTTACAGTTGGAGAGTTACCATGTATAATGAATGTTTACAATGATTCAGAGGGTAATCAACGAAAATTTATTGATGAAACAATTCAATTAGTTCAATTTGTAGGGTCTTTATCTACTTTCAGTATTTCAAAATTAATCATTAACCTTTATCTCATTGATGAAAAGAAAATAATCCATGCAAAAATGAAACAATTGGGAAAAGATGAAGTCAATTCAGGATCGTGTAAAAGGGGGGATACAACAATTATTACGGTTTATCGCATTGAGGAGTTAATGAAAGTTATTATTCATGAATTAATCCATGCGTTTCAGTATGATAATTCTATGGATACCCATCAAATTATCAAACATTATCAAAAAAAATACAATATTTCTTCTCAACAAATCAATACAAATGAAGCATATACTGAAATATGGGCAAACTTAATTAATTGTTATCTAATTTCTCAAAGAGTAGGGAGAAATCAATATAATCTATTTTTAATACTTATTGCATTCGAAAAGGCATTTTCTTCTTTCCAAGCACATAAAGTATTTTACTTAACACGATTAAATGAAAAAAATAAAATTGATATCAATAAGGAAACAAATGTTCTTTCATATTTTATTATCCGAAATGAATTGTATGAAAGGATTGTTCCATTTTTAAAATTTTGTAAAACCAAAAATAAGGATTACATAAAATTAAGTCATGAAAAAGAATGGTCTGAATTTATAAAAAAGAATGGTATGATAAAAAAAAATCATAAAAGATTCAATACAATTAAAAAAACTAATTTTCTATTTACTACAATGAGAATGTCTCTTAATGAGATAGAACTATTTAAGCATGAATGAAAACACCGTCCTTATTAGGATAATGGACCTTCATATACTTCTGAAGGTTGAAGAAAGTAAGTTCATCACCCTTCTTGAGGCGTAGAAGGTCCTTAAGGCCCTTGTCTGCATGAATCGTTCTCTTGTCTTCGGCCTTCTGGAGGTTTCTTGCTTGACAGTATTTCGTAATACGCTTGGTTACTTCAGTTCTGGCAATCAATTCATCTTTTCCGAGACCAAGAAATTTGGCTAATTCAGAAGAAACTGGACCTGGTTTGGCAAATCCACTCGGGGGCTTGTTCGGGTCAACAACACGCTTGACACGACCTTTCATTTTCTTGTTCATAACCTTGCGATCACGGGCAACACGCTTTTCAAGGGCATTTAGCTTAGTGGAAAGGGACTTAATTAATGCAAGGGCATCTTTGAGGGAACCCTGGATTTCAGAGAATTCAGAATCATAGTTTTCTTCCTCAACAGAAGTTTCAACAGGTGCTTCAACAACTGGCGTTTCAACAACTTGTTCCGGGGGAGCAACAACTTTCTTAGCTGAGGTCTTTTTAGGGGCTTTGGCTTTGGCTTTGGTGGTGGTTTTCTTTACTGGAGGCATGTTCTTTTCTATTTATTTATTTTTTTTTTTATTTCTTTTACCGCACTTATTATGATATACCATAATAATATTTGTTTAAATAATTTATAGTTTGAATATTTTTAGTTGCATTTCCTTTTACTTTTTTTACTTTTCTTTTTTCTTTTCTTTTTCTTTGTCCTTTTCTTTCGTTTCCCGCCCCCATCAGGTGCCCAATAACTTCCAGTATCATCGACTTCAAGTGTTAAAACTTTGAGTTGTTTAATTAACTCTTTCCCTTCATCTGTCCTTATCATCGCACCTTTCCCTTTTATTTCCACAATTGTACCAGCCCTTTTTTCACCACGATAATCCCACGAAACTCTCATTCCTTCACTAAATTCTGGTCTTGGCAAAGACAAACTTGCATCAATACGACTTTGATATTCTGGAACCATCATTTCTTTCATCCGTCTCATTTTTCCTTCTTCTTCTTTTCTTTCTTTCAAATACCGATTCACTTTGCGTTCAGAAAAAGGAATATCCCCTTTTTCCAAATAAATATCACGTATTCTATTTGACACATTGATATCATCATCACCTAAATAAGATTCATCACCTTCACCAGGATACAACATTTTAGCAGCTTCCAATCTTTTTTGGGAATCGAATAATTCCTTCTTACCTGATAATCTTCCAACACTTTGTCTTCTTAATGCGCGAGCAGTTTTCTTACTGCTGCCGCGCCCGGGGAGACCAATATTTTCGAATAATTGGTGTTCATCAATCCCTGATATATAGGAATCAGGGTTGTTTATACCTTTTGCGAAAGAAAGGTTTTGTTGAGCTTTTTGAAGTTTAATGGTATCCATCCATAATTTCCTGATTGATTCAACATGATAAGGATTATTCGCTTGTGGTAAAACATCCGGTTCACATAAGTAATACAATGTTTTAGGTTCCTGAAGAGGGGCTCTTCTTGACCCGTACGGGGTGATTTTTGTTAATGAATGAATTGGTTCATACTGAATTAAATGATCAGGTATTCCCGCTTCAGCTTGTTCTGTTGAAAATTGTGAAACGTGCCATCCATTTGGCCCTACAATTAAATCAAAATCTCGGATATCTCCATAGGGGTGACCCTGTAATCCGTGTTCAAACAGTAAAAGGAGTATTTGAAGGTTGTATCTTGAATGTATTCCTAAACCCGTTTGATGAAAATGTGGATAACCAACATTTACATCAATATTTACTTTATTTGCCGATAAAATAATATTTATGATAGAATTAATAGACGATTGATGGTTCAATAAACTAACATCATAAATATTCTCCAAAAGCAATTGAGTAATTTCTAATCCATGTTGCGTCATACTTTGTAAAGTTTTCATTGAAGCAGATACTATATTTTTATGATCATGAAGTTCATGTGCCCAACTCAATTCAGTCCTATTATCGTATCCAATCGAACGATAATCAATCAATGAATGAACAGTAAATAAAGGATTGGCAAAATACATTAGATCACGACTTGCATCAACTTGATAGACACGACTATTAATATCCTCAATATCTTTGAATCGTAATAATCCATGGGATCCTGGTCGAATACTCCGAATAACACTTTGTAAAGTACCTTTATTCTCTTCTAAAAAAGAAGATATTTCGTCTCCAAACGGATAAGAATCATCTTTATAATTTTCACGGAGTTCTTCCTTTGCACGAAGATTTAATAATTCACCTTTTTTCATACTTCCTTTCCCCACAACATTTGTTTGACTACGTAGGCCTTTGACAGTTAACTTCCTTTTTTTCATTTCTTGGATAATTGGTTCTATCCTATCTTGTTGCCATTCACGAACACCATATTGAAGGATCATAAAGTTTAGAGTCACTAATGTTTCCCAACCTTCCGGTAATTTATTTACAGCATTTCTGTATTTTTCAGATTTTTGATATGCATCTGAAAGATATTCCATATATATATATATTGAATATTTTAAACATACATTAGCCATTCATGTGTCTCACAACATGGTCGTGATACTGCCCCTAATCCAATAATAAAATACATATAACCTAATTTCTTATCTTCAAAAGAAATTGCATTTTGGAACTTTAAAATATCATTCAATATTAAATCTTTAAGCTCATCCCTATTTGTGTAATGATTGATATCACTTAGTCTAGTTGTAAACACTAGACCATTTGGAGGACATATTCTTGATTTAACTTCGGGGGTGATTTGTAAACGGTAATTCCATAAATCTTCTAAATTACGATATAATTTCTTTAGTAAATGTAAGCTTAGGTTTAAGAACCAAATAGGTTGACAATAGTATCCTGCACTATCGATATCACAGAATAAATCTATGGTTTTTTGTTTTATAATTTGTCTACGTGATAATTTCATTTGTTTTTGATCAATTAATTCATCAGATTGATTTAGATTCAACAATTTCGTTAACTTTATCGCTCTTTTTATAACTCTTTTAGGTATTGATACCATCGTATATGGGTTAGGATGCTTCATTTCAATCAACTTATTAAATGATCGTATATCAAAGAACCATACAAACCCTTTTTCATCTTTATATGAGAAATAGTATTTATCATCTATTTCATCCCTTGAATCATAAGTAAAAAAATCACTATCATTATTTGATACACTTTTATTCAAGAATCCTTCACCTCTTAATTGATTGAATGAATTCTCTTTCTTATTCTTTATGTTTTTCTGAAGTTGTATTATTCTTTGAATGTCTTTTTTATTATATTTTTTCAAAGAATTTATTTTATTTGTTAATAATAGAAATAATTCTTGTTTATTTTTATTTGAGAGAATAATATCATCGTATTTATGTTCATTTAAGTAACACTTATCACATAAATTATCAAGAATATCCTTTTTCAAGTAATCCGAACATTTATTCGTCCAACGATCAACTATAATAGTCTTTGAAGGATGTTTACTACTATCTATTAAATAGTTACGTCTATGTTTATAACAATATTCACCATATTTTTCTTTATAATTGCATCCGTCCAAAATACACATATTTCTTATTCCTTATTAAATAATTCTTTGAAAAAAAAACTTAAATAATAATTCACAGAATTTTATTCATAAAATATTCTTTTATTAAAATATTTAAAAATTTGAAACTCTATAATATTAGAATTAATAAATAAAAAAGGGTAAAGAGTAAACAAACAGAACAAACAGAACAAACAGAACAAACAGAACAAACAGAACAAACAGAACAAACAGAACAAACAGAACAAACAGAACAGAGGAAAACAGAATATGTCAAATGCAGTGAAACCTGGAGATATGGATCTCTCGAAGATTACTTTCTCGGCTCCGAAAAACCTTGATAATGGTGGTAAGATGATCTACCTGAACTATGGTGGTGGTATTAATCCACTTTATGTGAAGGTTCCAGAAGGAACTCTTCCATTTGATCCAAATTACTATCCCGATGATGGTATCGACAATCCTGAAAAGTCCGCATCAGGGAAGTATCAGTTGACTATGTCTGTTAAGACTGAAGATAATAAGGATATGGAATCATTTCATGATGTTTTCGTTTCTCTAGATGAATTTATTATGGCTGCAGCCAAGGAAAATTCTCAGGCGTGGTTTAAGAAAGCAAAGATCTCTGAAGAAACTATTAGTGAACTCTATACACGCCAAATTAAGGTATCAGTTGATTCAGAGACGGGTGAACCAAATGGTATGTTCCCTCCTAAGTTTAATTACAAGGTTGTGAAGAGGGATGGAAAGTTTATTCCCAAGGAATTTATGGTTTATGATAAGAGTAAGGTAATCTTTGATGTCAATAAGGTGACTGATAATCCAGTTGAATTTTCAAATGTAGTTATGAAGGGTGCGAGTGTAAAAACTGTTATCCGTTGTAATGGTATTTGGATTGCAAATGGTAAGTTTGGTTGTACCTGGAGGGCAGAACAAATTTGTGTAGAGGTTCCTGAAGGAGGACTTCGAGATTTTGCGATTCTTTCTGATTCTGATGAAGAAGGTGAGGATGTTTCAAGTGTGACAACAAATGCGGGTGAAGCACCCGTGATGCTTGAGGATACTGAAGAAGAAGAAGAAGATGATGAAGTAGAAGAAGAAGTAAAGAAGCCTACTCCGCCACCTGCTGAAAAGAAGAAGGTGCGTAAGAGGGTAAAGAAAGTAAAGGCTGCTGATGCGTAATTAAAACCTGTTTCTAGATTTATATTATATTCCCTTTGTATTTAATTGTTTTTTTATGCATCGTTGGTGTAGGGGTTAGCATATCAGCCTTCCAAGCTGGTGTCCCGGGTTCGAGTCCCGGACGATGCACTCATTTTGGCACTTTGGTCTAGTGGTATGATTCTTGCTTTGGGTGCAAGAGGTCCTGGGTTCGATTCCCAGAAGTGCCCTTTTTTTTGTTTATAAAACCTATAAACAAATTTTAAAAATAGATTAGTAAAATTATCTTAAACGAAGTACTAAATGTAATGTAGATTCTTTTTGAATATTATAATCTCCTAATGTTCTCCCATCTTCCAATTGTTTCCCTGCAAAAATTAATCTTTGTTGATCAGGTGGTATTCCTTCTTTATCTTGAATTTTTGCTTTTATATTTTCAATTGAATCTGATGATTCAACTTCAAGAGTAATTGTTTTACCAGTTAAAGTTTTAACAAATATTTGCATTATATTATATCCTTTATTTTATTTTAAAGATTAAATTATCTATTCTATGATCCAGTGACAGCTCCAGGATAACCAGCTAAACCTTGGTAGCCTTCAACTGTATCGGTAGGAGGTGGTGGAGGTGGGGGTTTGGCTGGAGGTGGAGGTGGAGGTGGGG